AGAACGGGGAACTCATCAAAGCTTTTCTTCCGGAAGAGATGATTGATGCCATCATTGAGGGCATCCGGAAGAGCATCTTTGTGGAGACCAAGACATCCATCACATTAGACTATGATGACACGGAAAAGGAGGACTAATCATGGCAGAACAGAGCAAGGACATCCTTAGTGAATACACCAAGGACATAACTCCGGAGCAGAGAGCAGAGCTTCAGGAGAAAGTGAGCAACATGACGGAAGAGGAACTCAAAGAGTTCCGCAATAGTTTAGACCCTGACAGCATGGGATTTTTTGGAGAGGAGAGTGTGTAGAAATGGCAGCACCAAAGATTGAGAAGCTCCTGACCCCGTACAATTTCACAAATAAGGATAACGCAGGGCGTATCAAGTACATTGTTATCCATTATGTAGGGGCTCTTGGAGGAGCAGAGGCAAATTGTAAGTATTATGCAAGTAAGTATCTTGGAGCATCAGCACACTACTTTGTAGGCTTTAATGGAGAGGTATGGCAGAGTGTTGAGGATGAGGACATTGCATGGCACTGTGGAGCAAGCAGCTATAAACATGCAGAGTGCAGGAATAGCAACTCTATAGGCATTGAGATGTGTGTCCGCAACAAAGGAAGTCAGTCAGCGGAAAGCAAGGATTGGTACTTTGAAGAGGCAACTGTCAATGCTGCCATTGAACTGACTAAGTATCTGATGCAGAAGTATGGAGTTCCTGCTTCCAATGTTATCCGTCACCATGATGTGACCGGAAAGATATGTCCTAATCCGTATGTGTATAATTCGACAAAGCACACATGGGATGCCTTCAAGAAAGCTATTTCAGGAGGGACAGAGCAGAAGGACAGCATGACCAAGATAACCGGAAAATCTGAAGCTACAGCGGAGCAGATGACAGCATACATCAAGGCAAAGAATGGCAGCGTTGCACAGAGCGTACTTGATATGATACCTCTGTATCTGTCTGAAGGTGAAGCGGAGAATATCCGTGGTGACATTGCATTTGCACAGAGCTGTCTTGAGACAGGCAACTTCACCTTCTCCGGAAGTGCTGTGGAGCTCTCACAGAATAATTTCTGTGGTATGGGAGTGACACAGAACGGAGAGACAGGAAACAGTTTCAAAACGCCACAGCTTGGCATCCGGGCACAGATACAACACCTCAAGGCATACGCCAATACAACGAAGCTGAAGCAGGAATGTGTTGACCAACGCTTTGACCTTGTATCCCGTGGATGTGCTCCTTATGTGGAGTATCTTGGAATACAGGAGAACCCGAAGAGCAAAGGATGGGCGGCAGGAGCTGGATATGGTGAAAAGATACTGAAGATACTGGATGCAATTAAGGAAACCGGAAGCAGTCAGGCAGGAGATGGAAGTCCGAAGCCGGATGAGACCAAGAAGGATGATGACTTCAAGGAGTATCTCATCACAACCACATGTGATGTGCTGAACATCCGCTCCGGTGCAGGAACGGATAACAAGGTGGTAGGAGCTATCCGTGAAGTGGCAGGAAAGAAGAACAAGTACACCATTGTGGAGGAAAAGAACGGATGGGGCAGATTGAAGTCCGGAGCCGGATGGATAAGCCTCTCATACACCAAGAAGGTAGCTGCATCCACAGGCACAACATTCACACCGTATCTCATCACAACCACATGTGATGTACTGAACATCCGCTCCGGTGCAGGAACAGGATACAGTGTAGTAGGAGCCATCCGTGAAGTGACAGGAAAGAAGAACAAGTACACTATTGTGGAGGAAAAGAATGGATGGGGCAGATTGAAGTCCGGAGCCGGATGGATAAGCCTCTCATACACCAAGAAAGCCTCATAATAGTAGGAAGGAGGCTATAATGGTAGCAGATGAACTAACAAGAGCCCTCATTGAAGAGACCACATTAGAGGATATTTCAGAGAGCTACCGCCCTGTGGTGGACATCATAGGGATTGAGAAGTTCATTGAGCTTAGTGAGTATGCCAAAGGAGATGAGCTCTATTTTCCAAAGACAGAGAACATCATAGCTCCGGCAAGAAACAGGCGTATCAAGAAAGAGTGGAACGGATACAACTCAAAGGAGCTTGCAGAGAAGTATAATCTGACAACCAAGCAGATAGGAAACATACTGAAGGATGAGCCAATGATAGGACAGATGAGCATTTTTGACATGAATAATGATGATTGATTTTCCGAAAATGTTTCCCCTAAAGAGTCTTTCATAATGAGTATAAGATAAGAGCATGTACTTAGTACATGCTCTTATTGTTTTGTGCATTATTCTCAAAAAAAATGACAGAAAAGGAGTGGTTTGTATGACGAATTTTACAGTGGATGTATCACAGATTGTCCTCTTTATCGGTGTGATGGCGTTTATCGTCTCCATCATTACGGAGGCACTCAAAAAGTGGACATGGTTTGACAAGAAGGTGCCTACAGCCCTGACGGTCATCATCCTGTCCCTCATCCTCTGCCCGGTCTGCCTGTTGGGACTTGCGGCATATTATGGGGTAGCCATTGAGTGGTTCATGGTATTTGCATCATTCATTGCTGCCTTCATTGTGGCGTTGGTGTCAATGGATGGATGGGAAAGGGTCACAGAGCTTGCAGAAAAGCTCATCAGAAAGAAGTAGCCTATGGATTATGTTATCACGTTCTCTGATGTGATGGCAGGGGTTATCACTCTTGGGCTTGGAGTGATAACCTTCTTCATCAAGGGGTGGTTCAACAACCTCAAGAGCAGCACAGAGGAGATAAAAAAGCAGATTAAAGAGAATGATGACAAAGTAAATAAGAGAATTGACAAGTTGGAAGAGGAGACAGACCGGGATATAGCGAACATCAAACAGGAACTCAATGATATAAAGGGTGATTTTGCTACCACGTTTGTACTCCGTGAAGACTTCTTCCGCTCCATGAACGGAGTGGAGGACAGAATGAGGAGCATTGACAGCAAGATTGACAAGCTCCTAATGCAGAGTAACAGAAAAGAGTGAGGTGAACAACGTGAATGACTTAGAAAAAGCAGAAATCAAGCAGAACAAGGCAATCAGGGGATACATCATCCGGTGCTTGGTGAAGGGATACAACAACACAGCCCTCACAAGGCAGTTATCCAATGCCATGATAGCAGCCGGGCTCATCATATCCCCGGACATCAGCAAGTATCTTGATTATCTTCAGGGAGCCGGATACATCGAATTTACCGAGGAAAAGGTCACAGCCTACAATGCCTATGCCAATGATGCAGTCATCAAGCTCACCAAGGAAGGCGTAGACCTTGCGGAAGGTACGATTGAAGACAATGGGGTTGATATTTGATGGGTGATAAGAGAACCAAGCAGAGAATAACCTCAAAGATTGATGAGCTCCCTGAAGACTTGCGGATGAAAGTGGATGTGATGCTTGCTGACACATCCAATACCTATGAATATATTAGCCAATTCCTGAAGGGAGAGGGCTATGACATATCAAAGTCCAGTGTAGGCAGATATGCCACCCGGACAAATAACGCCATGCAGAGGCTTCTTGAAGCACAGGCACAGACTGACAGGCTGATACAGGTGGTGAAGGAGAACCCGGAAGCGGACTACACGGAAGCTGCCATACTCTTGACCATGAACGGGCTCCTGAACAAGGTGGCAACCGCAGAGGAAGAGTTCAATGAGATGCCACTTGATAAGGCAGGAAGGCTCATTGCTTCACTGTCCCGGACAAAGGTATATAAGGACAGGGTGAAGCAGGACATGAGAAGGAAGGCTGACATTGCTTTCCGTGAAATGGAGTCCGAGATGCTGAAGGTCATCAAGCAGGATGAGAAGTCAGCAGCACAGCTCAAGGAGATACTGGCAAAAGCAAAGGAGCGGATGATGGAAGATGATTGATATTGACAACTGGATGAGGGAGCTTGAGGAAGAGGAAGATATAGAAATCAAGAACAATGAGGAGTATCAGACCAAGCTCTTTGAGGAATATGTACTCCGTGGGTCAGACCATCAGGAGGAAAGAAGAAAACTGAATGAGAGGTATCTGTCCGGGGAGGAGCTCATGGGAGAGCATGGACTTAGAAAAGAACTTGCTGCCTTTGACATGTCATATTTTGGAAGGGCGTATCTTCCACACTACTTCATCCGGAAGTCACCACACTTCCATGAGGAGCTTGATGAGATATGGAGCCGGGGAGTAATGAAAGGAAGGAACCCTCTGAAGGAAGCAAAGGTCATATCAAGACTGAAGGGATCCCGTCAGGTGGTGGCAGCTCCCCGTGGTCATGCAAAATCAACCAACTTCACATTCAAAGACAGTCTCCATGCCATCCTGTACGCATACAAGCACTACATTCTCATCCTGTCAGACTCTTCAGAACAGGCGGAAGGCTTTCTTGATGACATCAAGACAGAGCTTGAGGACAATGCAAACATTATCATGGACTTTGGCTCCCTGAAGGGAGACAAGGCATGGAGAACCGGAGTGATACTGACCAAGACAGACATCAAGGCGGAGGCAATAGGCTCCGGAAAGAAGGTCAGAGGTAGAAGACACCGGAACTGGAGACCTGACCTCATTGTACTGGATGATATTGAGAATGATGAGAATGTCAACACACCGGAGCAGAGGCGTAAGCTGAAGAATTGGTTTGACAAAGCAGTATCAAAAGCAGGGGATACCTACACAGACATCATGTATATAGGTACCATACTCCACTATGACTCCCTGCTCAACAATGTGCTTCAGAACCCAAGATATAAGACCAAGAAGTACAGGGCTGTCATATCAGAGGCAGTCAATACAAAGTTGTGGGATGAGTGGGAAAGCATCTACACCAACCTCTTCAATGAGAACCATGAGGAGGATGCAAGGACTTTCTATGAAGCCCATGAGGAAGAGATGCTCCTTGGAGCTGAAGTCCTTTGGGAAGAGAAGCTGTCCTACTATGACCTGATGGAGATTAAGGTATCCGAAGGTACAGCAT